AAATGACACAGAACGAGAAACTAATTAAAAACCTAGAAAATATGCCACCAATAGAAGTAGATTACAAATTAACTCCTGAACCAAGTTACTATTCAGGAAAGAAGTATGGTTACTCAGCAAGAAAAGTAGTAGAGGACTTTCAACCTGATAGCTACAATTTAGGAACGGCAATAAGTTACCTCTTACGTGCGGGAAAAAAAGAAGGTAACCCTGCTGAACAAGATATACAGAAAGCAATTAATCACCTGCACTTTGAACTAGACAGATTACATAATGACAAAGTATAGTTGTGAATGTGGTAAAGAAGAAAAAGAAGTTGGCAAAGCTACAATAGTCCTAAGAGATAAAAAGTGGGTATGCAAAGAAGCACAATGCAGTTGCGGTAAATGGATGGACTCAGAGCCAACAGAAGGAATACCAACACTTAAAAGAACTGAAGCATCATTAAGTAAAAAAAAAAGAGGTGACAAGCTTTGGGCAGGAGCAAAAGAAAAACTCATAGGAACAAGAGGAGTAAATGAAGACTACTAAATAAATTAACAAAAATTCTATTATATACTAAGACACTACATTATGAAACAACAAGTTAAGATCAGTAAAGTAAAGGGAAACCCAAACAATCCTAGAATAATTAAGAACGATAAGTTTAAAAAACTAGTTAAGTCAATACAGGAATTTCCTGAAATGTTAAAGCTTAGACCTATTGTAGTTGATGAAGAAATGATTGTCTTAGGTGGTAATATGAGATTGAAGGCTAGTAAAGACGCAGGACTAAAAGAAGTATGGATTGAAGTAGCAGAAGGACTTACTGAAGAACAAAAGAAAGAATTTATAGTTAAAGACAATGTAGGCTTTGGTGAATGGGAATGGGATATGTTAGCTAATGAATGGGATAGTGTACAACTTGCTGAATGGGGTTTAGATGTATGGGAAAACCTAGATGATACAAAAGAAGATGAAAATACTTATACACAAAAGATTGAAACACCTAAGTATGAGCCAACAGGTAACAAGCCTACCGAAGAAGAACTTTACAATGAAGATAAGGTAAAAGAGCTAATAAAAAAGATAGGACTTTCTAATGCAACAAAAGATGAAAAAGAATTTTTAATAAAAGCTGCATATAGGCATACAGTATTTAATTATAAAAATATAGCTGAGTTTTATGTTCATTCAAGTAAGGAGATACAAGAGTTGATGGAAGATAGTGCTTTAGTTATAATTGACTTTAAAAAAGCAATTGAAGGTGGCTATATAGCTTTAAATGAGAAAATAACAAATCAATATCTTGAAGAACATGGAGAGTAAAGAATTTGCAACATTTATATTAACATACGGAAGAGCAGAAAAAGTATATACATACGAAACACTTAAAAGATTTAACTATACAGGAGATTTATATTTTGTATGTTCAGATGATGATAAGCAGTTGCCTGTATATAAAGAAATGTATGGAAGTAAGGTAGTTGTGTTTAATAAGAAAGAACAGGAGAAGCTATTTGACATTGGTGATAATTTTCAAGATGATAGGGTGGTTGTATTTGCAAGAAATGCAGTATTTAATATAGCAAAAGAACTAGGATATGAATACTTTTTAGTGCTTGATGATGATTATACAGAATTCAGATATACAAGAGATGAAAATCAGGTTTATTTAACTAAGTCAAGAAAAATACAGAACTTGGATAAAATGTTTGCAAGTTTACTTAGTTACTACAAACAAACAAACGCAAAGACTTTATGTATTGCTCAGGGTGGTGATTTTATAGGTGGAGAAAATAGCAGTGTATTTAAAAAGAAATTATCAAGGAAGGCAATGAACTTTTTTATATGCTCAGTAAATAGACCATTTGAATTTATAGGAAGAATAAATGAAGATGTAAACACATATGTTAGATATGGTACAAAGGGAGATTTGTTTCAAACAATATGTGATTTAAGACTTGAACAATTAGATACTCAAACAAATACAGGGGGATTAACTGAGTTTTATTTAGATGGTGGTACTTATGTAAAATCATTTTATACTGTATTATTTTCTCCATCTTGTACAAAGATAAATTTAATGGGAAATAAACACAAACGATTACATCATTCTATAAGGTGGAATAATGCTGTGCCTGTAATATTAGAAGAAAAATATAAAAAATAAATGGAACAAAATAGAACAAAGATTAACAAAGACAGATTACTTAAAGCATTAGAAAGTTCACTAGGAGTGATAACTACTGCTTTAAAGTCTTGCGACTTATCAAGAACAAACTTCTATAAGTGGTTAAAAGAAGATGAAGAATTTGCAGCCAAAGTTGAAGAAATAGAAAACATACAACAGGACTTTATTAAGTCTAAGTATTATGAATGTGTAAAAGATAAAGTGCCTTCAGTTGTAATACACGCTGCAAAGACTAGACTTGGTTGGAACGAAACAAATAGAGTAGATATAACTTCAGGAGATAAAGCTATCAATATGCCTGTTATAACATTTGTTGAAACTGATACTGAATAAGAAATACAATCCTTTATTTTCTTCTGATGCTCGTTACTTTATAATTACAGGCGGTAGGGGTTCGGGTAAGTCTTTTGCTGTAACAGTCTTTTTAACTTTACTGACTATGACTAAAGGGATAAGAATACTCTTTACTCGTTTTACAATGACTTCAGCCCACTTGTCAATTATACCTGAGTTCTTAGAAAAGATAGGGCTACTAGGGTTTGATGAAGTGTTTAGTATTAATAAAGCAGAAGTAGTAAATACAAGCAATCAATCAGATATATTGTTTAGAGGTATCAGAACCTCAGCAGGAAACCAAACAGCAAGTCTAAAGTCTTTACAGGGAATAAGCACTTGGGTTTTAGACGAGGCAGAAGAACTTGTTGATGAGAATATATTTGATACAATCGATTTAAGTATTAGAGAAAAGAACATCCATAATAGAGTTGTATTAATATTAAACCCTGTAACTAAAGAACATTGGATATACAAGAGGTTTTTTGAGGACAAAGGAGTTGAAGGCGGTTTTAACGGCTTTAAAGACAATGTATGTTATATACATACTAGCTATCTAGATAATATAATAAACCTATCACAGAGCTTCCTAGAGCGTATTAAGAGCATAAAGCATAGGAACTTTAAAAAGTATCAACACAAAATCTTAGGAGGGTGGTTAGACAAGGCAGAAGGAGTAGTATTTGAAAATTGGAGTATAGGCGAGTTCAATCCTGATGGCTTACAAACTTCTTGCGGTATGGACTTTGGTTTTAGTGTAGACCCTGACAGTCTTACTGAAGTAGCTATTGATAAAAGGAAGCGTAGGATATATCTAAAAGAACATATCTATAAGAACGGTATAAAGTCAAATGAATTAGCTAAAATCATATTAGACAAAGTAGATAACAAACTTATTATTGCTGATAGTGCAGAGCCAAGACTAATAGCAGACCTTAGACATTTAGGAGTAAACATCAAACCTGTAAAAAAAGGAACTATTGAAAGCGGCATAACTCGTATGCAAGACTATGAATTAATCATAACCCCTGAAAGTACGAACATAGCTAAAGAATTGAACAATTATATATACGCTGACAAAGGTTCTAAGCTTTATGTAGATAACTACAATCACGCAATTGATGGTGTTAGGTATAATGTTATTTATCACCTAGACAACCCGAACGCAGGCAAGTATTACGTGCAGTAAACTAAAAACAACAAATTTCTATTATATAACAGATGAAAGTAAAAGTCAAAAAGAAAGGTAAGGTAAAAGAGTTCAAATTGATTAACAGTTGGGAAGATGTAACTCTTGAGAAATGGTTGCAACTTATTGATTTTGAAACAGGCACAAAGACAGAAGAAGCAACTGAAACAATAGCAGCATTATCTAACATTCCTAAGCAGTTAGTAAAGGAATTAGCTTTATCAGATGTAGCAGTTATAATGAACAGGATAGCAGCGTTACAGCAAAAGCAAGATACTAAGCTTAAAAGGATAATTGAAATAGATGGTATTGAGTACGGCTTTCATCCTGACTTAGACAGTATAACATTAGGAGAGTATGCAGACATTGAGACCTTTATGAAGGGTGGAATTGAAAAGCATTTACCTGAATTGATGGCTGTTCTTTATAGACCGATAAAAGAAAAGAAGAATGACATTTATATTATTAACGCTTATGATGGAGATATTCGGCTCAGGACGGAAGAAATGAAAAAGATGTCAGCTCAACAAGTGCAAAGTGCATTGGTTTTTTTTTACACTTTAGGGAAAGAGTTGTCAGAGATTTTGCCATTGTATTTGATGGAGCAGCTGAAGGAAACGAAGACGCAATAGCTACAGAGAGCTTTGCAGAGAAGTGGGGTTGGTTTGGTGTGATGTATAGATTAACAAATGGTGAGATAGTAAACTTAGAAAGAATAACGAATTTAGGACTGTTAGAGTGCTTAACTTGGTTAAGTTATGAAACAGACTTGAACTCACAAAATAAAGTAAAAAGAAATGGTGAACAATAAAAGCTATAATAATGTCGTGAACACTTTGCTAAGACTAGGCGAGTATCACGACCAAATAAGCACAA